ATTGTTCGGATGTTTGAAATCCAAACCCACTCGATGAATATGTTCGATGTCTCATATCAACTAGCACTCAATGACTTCTTCGGCACATTCACTCCGGGGTCGATGACCAACTACACGATCACCAAGCAAAATCTTGCGATGATTAGTCAAATTCTAGATCCCGCAAAGAACTTCCGGTTCAGTCGAGTGACCAACAAACTCTACATTGATATGGACTGGGCAAACGATGTCGAAGTAGGAAACTATATTGTCATCGAGGCATACACTGCTCTCGATCCTCAGACATATCCCGAGATATACAGCGACCGACTTCTCAAGAAATACGTCACTGCTCTTATCAAGAAGCAGTGGGGAATGAACCTCATCAAGTTTGAGGGAGTCCAACTTCCCGGTGGAGTCGCATTCAATGGCTCCCGAATCTTAGACGAAGCGAAGGAAGAAATAGACAAGATCGAAGAACAAGTAGGGGATCTGTACGAACTACCCCCAGACTTTATGGTAGGTTGATCAATGGCTACAAATTCATACTTCAGACCTAGCAAGGTAGACCAAAGGCTTATTGAAGATCTAGTCGTGGAGTCTATCAAGATTCACGGACACGACTTCGTGTACATGCCACGCACCATCGTCAAACTCGACGAGTTGTTTGGTGAAGATGTACAATCTAAATTTGACGATGGACTCAACATCGAGATGTACATCGAGTCGGTAGACGGCTTCGAGGGTGAGGGTGATTTCATCTCTAAGTTTGGTCTTGAAATTCGTGATAGCGTTTCTCTGTCTGTATCAAAGAAACGATTTGGCGAAGTAGCGGCACAGATCGACTCGCCCGCGATCACGCGCCCGCGCGAGGGAGACTTGCTCTACTTCCCCCTGACCAACGGCATCTTTGAGATCAAGCATGTTGAGCATGAAAATCCCTTCTATCAGTCGGGCAAGAACTACGCCTACAAAATCTCATGCGAACTTTTCCAGTACAGTCAAGAAGAGTTCGACACAGGCTTCACAGTCATCGACAAGATCGATGCAGACTTGCGAGACTACGCATTCAACGTCATCCTGTCATCAGGCTCAGGTAACTTCCTTGTTGGTGAGAATGTCTTCCAAGGAGGATCCTTCTCTACGCACACTTTCAGTGCCGAAGTGATCAACTGGACCCTATCCTCCAAGACTCTGCAAATCGCGGGTGCAAGTGGTTCTCTGGACGCTACAGGAGGTCTGACGGGACAAGACTCTGCTGTCTACTACTCAATCGGTAGTACGGGTGACTCTGGTGTTACCACCGACATCCCAACGACTCCATACACAGACAACCGTGACATTCAGATCGAGGCTGATGATGTCTTCGACTTCACGGATGTGGATCCTTGGTCGGAGGGTGGATACTAAAAATGTTCGAAACATTCTACAACAAGTCGATTCGGTATCTCACTGTTGCATTCGGTTCCCTGTTCAACAACATCTATGTCCAACGTCTAGATGGCGCCGGAAACGAGACAGAACGAATCCGGGTTCCTCTTGGGTATGGACCTAAGCAGAAGTACATTCGTCGTTATGCACTAGACATTGATTCGGGGACTGAAATGGCGGACACTCAAGTCACGCTTCCTAGAATCTCGTTTGAGATGACCGGTGCAGCCTATGATCCTACTCGAAAGAGAAACACCCTTCAAAAACGCCATATTGTGGGTGCGGGTAACGATACCACCTATAACAACTATGTCGAAGTACCCTACGACTTCTCGTTCTCTCTGTCTGTCCTCACCAAATTTATGGAAGATGGATTGCAGATCACCGAACAGATACTTCCGTACTTCACGCCAGAATTCAATATAACAATCAACGTCAACGATGTGAATCAGAAGATCGACATCCCCATCGTCCTCGACAGTTACTCTATTACAGAGGACTATGAAGGTGATTTCGATGCACGAAGGCTCATCTCGTTTGATATGGAATTCACTGCGAAATCCTATGTGTTTGGTCCCACAAAGAGCAGCGACATCATTCGAACTGTCAGCACCACGTTCTACGATCATGCAGACGGATTCACATTCAACAACCGAGTTGTTGGAATCAGCGGACCTTCCCACGAACTATCAAGAATCAATGTGGGTGTTACTGGTCCATCTGGTGCAAGTTCTGGTGTGGACAACTTCACCGCATTCACCGTAGAGACTCTTGTTCTTGGTGCATCTGGAGGACTTACTATATGAAAGATAATGGTAACGTAGACAAGAACTTATCAGAGGTGTTCGACGTAGAACCTNTAGTCGAAAACATTGAAGTNNTCGAAGGAAAGATTGAATTGGCTAAAGATTCTGAAAATCGAATTTCNAAAATCAACGCAAACTCAGATTATGATTTGGTTCGCCAAAACCTGAAGGACATCATCGACCAAGGCAAAATTGCCATCGAAGGAATTCTCGACGTAGCAGGTGAGGGTGACTCCCCGCGTGCGTATGAGGTAGTCTCCCAACTTCTCAAGAGTACTTCGGAGGCGAACAAAGACCTTCTCGATCTACATAAGAAGAAGAAGGAATTAGAGAAAGAAGACAGTGGTCCGAAGAACCAGACCACCAACAACAACCTGTTTGTAGGATCTACAAAGGATCTTCAGAAGATGATAGGGCGAATACTAAAAGATGACGAAGAGAATAACCAACGAGAACTACCTCGGAAATCCTAATCTCAAGTGTGTTGGGGTCGAGCAGGAATTTACTGAAGAGCAGGTCGAAGAGTACGTCAAGTGTTCCAACGATCCCCTGTATTTCATCAATAATTACGTCAAGATTGTGACACTTGACGAAGGTTTACAGCAATTCAAACCTTGGGATTTTCAAGAAGATCTACTTCGGACAATCCACGACAATCGATTTGTAATATGCAAATTCCCAAGACAAACAGGCAAATCAACCTGCGTGATCTCATACTTGCTGCATTATGTCCTATTCACCCCTGACGTTAGAGTAGGCATTCTAGCGAACAAGCAGGCAACGGCGCGGGAACTCCTACACCGACTCAAACTTGCATACGAAAACCTCCCGATGTGGCTCCAGCAGGGAGTCGAAGAGTGGAACAAGAGTACCATCGAACTTGAAAATGGATCGAAGATCATTGCATCTGCTACGTCATCTAGTGCAGTCCGTGGTGGATCATTCAATATGATTTTCCTTGATGAATTTGCCTATGTCCCGCACGGTGTCGCGGAGGAATTCTTCAGTTCAGTCTACCCTACTATCTCGTCAGGTCAAAAGACCAAGGTGCTTATTGTGTCCACCCCCAAGGGACTCAATATGTTCTATAAGATGTGGGTGGACGCAGAGAAGGGACGAAATTCTTACGTTCCTGTTGAAGTGCATTGGAGTGCTGTTCCGGGTCGGGATGAAGTTTGGCGAGAAGAGACTATCAACAACACCAGCGAAGAACAATTTCAAGTAGAATTCGGTTGCGATTTTGTAGGCAGTGTCAATACTCTCATCTCTACAGCCAAACTTCACACACTACCATTCCAAACACCAATACAGAAGAGCGAAGAAGGACTCAAGGTCTATCAGGAACCTATCCCAAATCACGAATACATTATGTCGGTCGATGTCTCACGGGGCAAGGGGATTGATTATCATGCATTCTCGTTGATAGATATCTCACAGATGCCGTATAAGGTGGTAGCCACATTCAGAAACAATACGATGGCTCCTATGCTTCTCCCCAACATCCTCGAACCAATCGCAAAGAAGTACAACGATGCCTACGTTGTAGTCGAGATCAATGATATTGGCGGACAAGTTGCAGACATTATGCATCAAGAAATGGAGTATGAGAATATGCTTCACACAACGATGGGTGGAGTCAAGGGGCAGACGATCTCTAGTGGTATGGGAGCAAAGAAGTCTCGTGTAGGCGTCCGTACTACCAAGGCTGTGAAACGAATAGGTTGCAGTGTCCTCAAGAGTATGATCGAGGAAGACAAACTCATCCCCGAAGATTACGACATCATATCGGAACTAAACACCTTTGTTTCGTCTGGAACATCGTTTCAAGCAGAAAAGGGACACAACGACGATATGGTGATGACTCTGGTAGTCTTTGCATGGGTGACTTCACAGAAGTACTTCCAAGACCTCACGGACACCGACATCCGCACTGCTCTATACAAGGAACAGATGAAGGAAGTCGAAGAACAACTAATGCCATTTGGAATTATTGATGACGGACTCGGTGGTGCAAACGAGCCAGAGATAGATAGTGAGGGTAATGTATGGCACAGTGCCAATGAAGACGAGTTTGGACTCCCGTGGTAAGCCCCTCGCAAGACTAAATACATCAGTTATTGATAGAAGCATCCTACAGGAGAACTCCACATGGCATTTCAGGTTAGCCCCGGTGTTGTCACCAAAGAAATCGATCTAACCCTCATCGTTCCCGCAGTGGCTACCACCATCGCCGGTTTTTCCGGTAGGTTTGAATGGGGTCCAGCAGACCAGATCGTCATCGTTGACAGCGAAAATCAACTTGTCCAACTATACGGCAAGCCAACACTTACAAACTACGTTGACTTCTTCACGGCAGCGAACTTCCTCGGATATGGTCGCACCCTAAAGGTCAACCGNTATGTCGAGACTACTGCTGCAAATGCAGATNCAGCCGGTACCGGCACTCTTATCAAGAACAGTGATGCCTATCAGGACGGAACGTACTCTCCAGAATGGATTGCNCGATATCCTGGCNCGAAGGGAGACTCCCTGAAGGTCGCATGGAACGACGGTGGTGGTGATAGCACTCTTGGTGGTATCACTTGGAATTACCTCCTTGGTGTGTCAGACATAGTTGGAATGACCGCAGGACTTACTGCTGGTATTTTTTCTGGTGGTTTATCTCTCGCAGCCGGTGCTTCTCTCAATGACTCTGGAGCCTCCTTCTCTTGGATAGGTGTTATTGCCGCTGCCGGGGCGACACAAACAGAAGTTACTACCATCTCAGGTAGTATTGCCGCTGGATCCACAGGACCACTCTATACCATAGCCAGTTTCAGTGGTACTAGTTGGGCCGTCGGAGATAACGTAGCAGTAGCGGGTGTCACAACCCCCGCGCAACACCACGCAGGAATTCAACCTGTTGTGCAGAGTTCAACGGATTACAACAATTGGGAACATGCGGATCAATTTGATCTCTCAATGCCCTTCACAACTCAGTGGTTTGAAGATACTACAGGAAGTACTGTTGGTTATGACGGTGTGAACATTCTCGTAATCGACCAAGATGGTGATTTCAGTGGAGTCAAGGGTACTGTCCTCGAACGATTCGAGGGTGTGTCCAAGGCAGCCAATGCAAAGAAGTATAACGGCGAGTCCAACTACTACAAAGATATNATCAACAACTCATCCAAATATATTTATTGGGGTGCAGACCCCACAGTTAGTGGTGTAACCAATGCAGTCACNGGTGGTGCAGCGTGGAGTTCTACCGTTACGANAAGTAGCGGAAACTTTGCAGTTCATTACTCTGATGGTGCAACTTCTGGTTTCAACAAGNCACTTTCGGGTGGTTCTGGTGGTGTTTCTCTTACCAGAGATACAATTCCTACTAGCGGAAGCAGTCAGGGATATGCAATCTTCTCAGACCCAGAAACCGTAGATGTCAACCTACTTAT